ACAATTATTAGAAGTTCCAATGGTTGCAACTGCAATAGGTACGGCATTTTTTGAAAGTTATACCGGAGCAAAAAGAAAAAACTAATAGACGCCGCTGAGTACTACTGTCGCGGTGGCGTAATTGATGAGACGCAGAAAGATGCGGAAGTGTTGGGGATTGTTATTCCTGAACTTGAACCGGAAGAAGATTTCTTAGTGTTTGAGGAAAATTGGGCGGCGATTGATTTATTTTTAAAAGTTCAAACGCAATGGAGAATCGGCGGACTTGGTAATCTTTGTGGCCTTTGCTATTCAGACGTAATAGAAACAGCTAAACTATATGCAATACCGAATCTTGTTGAAGTGTTTGAAGATCTTCAAGTTTTAGAAGTAACGGTTATGAGCCTTTTGAATAAAGAGGGTAAAAAATAATGGCGGCGAAATTTAATTTATTAATTGCAGCTAAAACGTCAGGTTCGGCGGCAATCAAGCGCATGGGAAATTCCATGCAGGGGTTACAAGGGAAATTAAAAAATGTTGGTTTAAGTCTTAGGGGTGTTAATAAAGGTTTTGCTGCTTTAGGTCTTGCATTAGGTGGCGGCGCCTTTGTTGGAATGGTTAAAAACGCCGTTGATCTAGGCGATAGCTTTGGAAAACTAAGCACCCAAACGGGCATAGCGTCTAACACATTGATGGCATACGTTAATGCGGGAAAATTAGCGGGAGTACAACAGGAAACAATAGACAAAGGATTAAGGCGATTAGCTCAATCAATGCGCGAAGCTGATCAGGGCGTTGCTACATATAAAGATGCGTTTGATGCTTTAGGTTTAAGCGTAAGAAATACAGCTGGAACATTAAAAAGTAGTGAACAGGTATTAGCGGAAATTTCGGATGAGTTTAAGGGTATGGAAAACGGCGCAACAAAAGCGGCCTTAGCAATGGAGCTTTTAGGGCGTTCAGGTGCTTCATTAATACCCTTTTTAAATATGGGGGCCGAAGGAATAAAACAATTTAATTTTGAATTATCTGAAGATTTTGCAAGAAACGCAGAAGATTTTAACGATACGATGACAAGAATAAAGTTTAGTTTTCAGGGGGCATATTTACAGTTAGTTGATAAATTATTGCCTACCTTAAACGATTTAGCTATATCAATTGAAAAATTTTTAAACAACAAATCAAATTTAGAGTCATTATTTGATTCAATTAATACTGGATTGACAGGCATGATTGAAGCGATAACAATATTAAATAATGTTTTAAAAAGCAAGGAATTGCAGGGGTTTATGGATTTTATCATGTTTGGATTTGATGGCAATCCGAATAAAAATAGTAAGTTAATGAAAGAATTAGCTGATATTAGAAACAAAAGGCTTGGAGTTACTACATTAACAGATAAAGACCAACAAGATATAAATAAAGAAGACCAATTAATAAAATTACTTGATACTTTAAAAAAAGGAAATGGTGATGTTAATACTCTTACCGGATCAGTTAAAAAATTGAATAATCAATGGAAACAGGGGGCAAAGGATGGATTAACTAAATATCGCGAAGGAATGAAAGATATAGCAACAAGAGTTTCAGATATGGTTGTTAATTCGTTTAAGAAGATGGAAGACGCCTTAGTGAATTTCGTAATGACCGGGCAATTAAATTTTAGAAATTTAGCAAATAGCATTATTAAAGATATGGCACGTATCGCAATACAGCAAACAATTACAGCGCCGTTCTCTAATTGGTTTAGTGGCTTATTTAAGAAAAATGCTAATGGTAATGTTTATGGACAAAACGGAATTGTACCTTTTGCTAATGGTGGAATAGTTACCAAGCCGACTGTGTTCCCTTTTAAAAATGGAATTGGTTTAATGGGTGAAGCTGGAGCCGAAGCAATATTACCTTTGACAAGAAGAAACGGTGTTTTAGGTGTTGAAGGTGGAGGAACTACAAATGTTGTTGTTAATGTTGACGCAAAAGGACAATCACAAGTTCAAGGTGATCAAGGACAGGCAGCGGCTTTAGGTCGTGCTATTTCTGCCGCAGTGACACAAGAATTAGTAAGACAAAAACGCCCCGGAGGACTTCTTAGCCCTGCTTAATTATGGCAACCTTTTCATACACCCCTAGCTTTCCAGCTACACAACAAAGTCAACCCGTTGTTCAAACAACAGTCTTTAACGAGTCATATCAACATCGGATTCAATTCGGCCTTAATCGTGACCCTAAAAATTGGAATTTGATTTTTGCTGAACGTGATGACACCGAACGCGGAAATATTCTTACTTTCTTAGAAGCAAGAGCCGGAACTGAATCATTTGATTGGACGCCGCCAATTGGTAGCGCTGGAAAATATATTTGTCGTTCATGGTCAACCAATATGCCGCGATATGGACGCACAACAATTAATGCCACTTTTGAACAAGTATTTGAACCTTAATGGCTGTTCCTGTTTCTGAATTACAAAAAATAAATCCAAGCTCAATTATTGAATTGTTCGTTTTAGAACTTGATTCAACGATTCATGGAACACAACCACAAATGACTTGGCGGTTTCATAACGGGGTTAGTGAAGATGATGGTCGTTCGATTTTATTTGGTGGTGTTGAATATTTGAGGATGCCAATAGAAGCCGAGGGTTTTGCCTATGAATCAAAACAATTACCAAGACCAACTATAACGATCAGCAATATTTTAGGAACTGTGACAACAATATTATTAACGCTACCAATGGGACTTGAGGGGGCAAAAGTTACACGACTTAGGACATTGGCTCGTTACATTGACAATTCAAATTTTGCTACTGATCCAATTCTTACAGAAAATAGTACCGTTGATTTTATTGTTCAAGAAGACGGCGACGAAATTAGACAAGAAGAAATTTTAAACCCATACGGTACGCCAGATGCAACGGCTTTATTCCCTTCTGAGGTCTTTTATATTGATCGTAAATCTATTGAAAACAGAGAGATCGTTGAATTTGAATTAGCCGCAAGCGCTGATTTAGCAGGTGTTCGACTACCTAAACGGCAAGTTTTACCGGATGATTTCCCCGGTGTTGGGACTTTCTATTCGTGACGTGGAAAGATAATGCGTTAGCACACGCAAAAGAACAAGAGCCAAAAGAATCATGTGGTTTATTAGTTGTGGTTAAAGGCAAAGAAAAATATTTTGCTTGTAAGAATTTGGCAGATAATCCAAAAAATATCTTTATTATTGACCCGGAAGATTGGGCCGCAGCGGAAGACGCTGGAGAAATTACAGCCGTTATACATAGTCACCCAACAACATCGCCTCAATTATCAGAAGCCGATAAAGTTGCTTGTGAAAAGACAAAATTAAAATGGTACGTTATTCAACCAAATTTAAAGCAATGGGTTGAGTATGAACCTTGTGGATATAAAGCGCCATTAATCGGTAGAACGTGGACTTGGGCAGTTCAAGATTGCTGGAGTTTATGCCGTGACTATTACCAAGAAGAATTAGGAATTACATTAAGGGATTGGGATAGACCAACAAGTTCAGATGCTTTTTTATTAAATCCCACTTTTGAACGTTCTTTTGTTTCGACAGGCTTTAGAGAGCTTGAACCAACAGAAGAATTAGAAAAAAATGATTTACTATTAATGAGTATTGGATCACCCGGTTTAAATCACATTGGTCTTTATTTAGGGAATCAATTGGTTTTACATCATTTGCAAAATCGTTTGTCTAGTCGTGATTTATTAGACGAATGGCTATTAAAATGTATTGGAAAGAGGATTCGTTATGAGTTTGCGTAAAATAAAACTATACGGCCAGTTAGCAAAATTTGTTGGTGAACGTGTTTTAGAAGCCGACGTATCAAGCGCGGCTCAAGCCGTTCGTTTCTTATGCGTCAACTTTAAAGGTATTGAAAAACATATGGCGGATCAGTATTACAAGGTATCAGCAGGAAATTGGGAAATTGAGAAAGATGAATTACATTACCCAACCGGACAAAGTGATATATCAATCGTTCCTGTCGTTGGTGGTGCTGGTGGTAATACGACAAGGATTATTTTAGGTGTAGCCCTTATTGGTTTAGCAATAGCTAATCCTTTTGGTGCAGCATCAATTGGTACTTTTGGAGGTTCATCAATCACTGTTGCTTCTCTTGTAGGAAAAGTTGGAATAGGTCTTGTCTTATCCGGTGTCGCTGGACTATTAACACCAGTTCAAGAAGTTCCTAAAACAGAAGATGATCCAAGGCGTAGTTTTAGTTTTAGCGGGATTCAAAATACATCAAGAGCAGGCGTGGCTGTTCCCGTTGTTTATGGGACAGAAGTTTTAGTTGGATCTATTGTTATTTCAGCAGCAATTGACACAGTACAGGTGGAAGCATGACAACAACACAAGTTATTGGTTCAGGCGGCGGCGGTGGCAAAGGTGGCGGCGGTGGAGGTAACACCCCTTCAGAAGCTAGAGACAACCTTGATTCAAAGCAATTTGCAAAAGTCCTTGATTTGATTTCAGAAGGTGAAACAGGTGGTTTAGTTGATGGCGCAAAGTCTATTTTTTTAAATAACACCCCCTTACAAAATGCTGACGGTTCATACAATTTTAAAGATGTTAGTTGGGAGCAAAGGACAGGGACATCAAGTCAAACCTATATTCCATTAACTGAAAATACATCAACGGTTAAATCAACTGGTTTTAGTACTGTTGCAAAAACAGATACAAGAGTTGTTCAAATTACAGATACAGACGTTGATGCTGTAAAAGTTACAATTACAGTTCCTTCTTTGCAGAAATTAAGTGATAAGGGTGATATTTATGGAACAGAAATTCAATTAGAAATAGCGGTTCAATATAGCGGCGGTAGTTATTCAACAAAAGTTTCAGGTAATAGCGGAAAAATTACAGGTAGAACAGGCGATTTATATCAACGTGATTATTTAATACGCCTTGATGGTGCTTTTCCTGTCAATATAAAAGTTACTAGAGTTACAGATGATTCAACAAGTTCAAAATTAGTAAATGCCTTTCAATGGAATACTTACACAGAAATAATTTATGATCAAAGAACGTACCCAAATAGTGCTTTAGTGGGCATGAGGGTTGATGCGGAACAGTTCACTAGTATTCCCGAACGGAAATATTTAATAAAAGGAATTAAGGTTCAAATTCCTCATAATGGAAGCGTCAACGCGGATGGATCAATTTCATATTCTGGCACTTTCAACGGAACATTAGGCGCTGCCGTTAATACAAATGATCCGGCTTGGTGTTTATATTCGCTTCTTACAAGCTCAAGGTTTGGACTTGGTGATCATTTACAAGAAGCTGATTTAGATAAGTTTGCTTTCTACGCTGCTAGCCAATATTGTTCGGCTCAAGTTGATGACGGGACAGGTACAGGTTCAACTGAACCGCGTTTTACTTGCAACGTCAATATTCAAACAGCAAAAGAAGCCTATACCGTTATTAATGAAATGACATCAGCTTTTAGGGCGATGTCTTATTGGTCAGCCGGGGCGGTAACGATTACGCAGGATTCACCCGCTGATAGTAGTTATCTTTTTACAATTGCAAATGTATTAGAACCGGGTTTTACTTATTCAAATAGCAGTCAAAAGACAAGACCAACGGTTGCAGTTGTTAAATACTTTGATAATGAACTTAGAGATTATGCCTTTGAAGAAGTAAAGGACACCGCCAATATTGCGCGTTACGGCTCAATAGTAAAAAACGTGGAAGCTTTTGCATGTACGAGCCGAGGTCAGGCCGTCAGATTAGGAAAGTGGCTCTTATATATGGCGCACGTTGAAAACAGTACTTGCAGTTTTGTTACTTCAATTGATGCAGGTGTAATTGTAAGGCCGGGGCAGATTATAGAAATAGCCGACGAAATGAAGGCAGGTGAAAGAAGATCAGGAAGAATTAAAGCATCACCAACACCAACGACAACGCAAATACCTGTAGATGATGCGACTGGTTTAGCTGTTGAAAATAGCCCAACTCTTTCAGTTGTTCTTTCTGATGGCTCCGTTGAAACAAAAGATGTTTCTAGTATCTCTTCCGGTGTAATTACTGTTAGTTCTGCTTATAGTTCCGCGCCAAATGCTAATTCAGTTTGGGTTTATCAGACAACAGATATTCAAACTTCTACTTGGCGCGTTGTTTCTGTAGAAGAGCAAGATCAATCAAAATATGCGGTGTCTTGTGTTGAATATCATTCTGGTAAATATGCACATATAGAAGACGGGATTGCTTTAACGACAAGAGATATTACTAACTTAAATGTTCCTCCTGATGCTCCCACGGGTTTAAACGGTACGGAGGTTATTTATGAAAATACAGGAATTGCTAGAGTAAAAATTATTCTTACCTGGACAACATCAACTGATAATGTTTTTGTTCGGTGGAGGTATGAAAGCGGTAATTGGGAATCTCGAACAGTAGAAGGATCAAAGCAATATGAGATATTAGATACTGTTGATGGAAATTACACGATTGAAGTTTATAGCGTTAGTGCGTCGGGTTTACGTTCAACAACTCCAGCGCAATTAAATCCATTTGTTGCCCAAGGGAAAACAGCATTACCAACACAAGTTTCTGGGATTAGCCTTGTTCCAATTGATGAAGCAAGCGCAATTCTTAGCTGGAATAGAGCAACAGAAAAAGATGTGTTATTAGGTGGTCAAGTATTAATTAGACATTCTGAATTGGAAACGGGGGCGCAATGGAAAGATGCAACTGAAATTGTAGTAGCAGCATCAGGAAACCAAACACAAAAACAAGTTCCACTTTTGACCGGAACCTACCTTTTGAAATTCCGTGATGACGGTGGTAGAGAGTCACCAACACCCGGCACTAATGATTCAGATTGGGATGATACAAGGGTTATTATTGATTTACCGGCTCCATCTGAACGTTTAGTTGTTCAAACTGTTGATGAACATACTGGTAATTTCGCAGGTACAAAAACGACAACAACTTATGATTCTTCCTTAGAGGCTTTAAAACTTACAGAAACTAGCGGCGTCGTAGCGGCAAGCGGTGAATATGCTTTTAATACGTCTGTTGATTTAACACAAATTTACGATGTCAATATTCGTCGTAATCTTAAATCTAGTTCTTACATTCTTAATAGCTTATGGGATTCTCGAACAGATTTAATTGATACTTGGGGTGATATTGATTCAACAGGCGCTACAAGTGCTGATAAGTGTAATGCAATAGTCTATGTAAGGGCGTCAAATGACAATAGTAGTTGGGGGCCGTGGAGAGAATTTTCTAATATTTTGCTAAGAGGTCGAGCGTTTCAATTTAAAGCAAAACTAACAAGCACAGATACAAACCAAAATATTGCAATTACTGAATTAGGGGCAATTTTAGAATGCCAAGGCAGGACAGAAAGCATATCAACCCCTGTTACGACAGGATCTTCTGCTTATACAGTTAGTTTTACAAAGCCGTTTAAAGATACGCCTAATGTTGTAGTGACACAAACCAACGCTCAAAGTGGTGATTTTTATGAATTGGCTAGTATCTCTCGTACTGGTTTTCAAGTAACATTTAAGAATGGTTCAAGTGCCGTCGCTCGTTCTTTTGTTTGGGGCGCGTCCGGCTTTGGTAAGGAGATTTCCTAAATGAGCAACACACATGATTTTGACATTGAAAACGCCAACGGAGCAAACTTTAGGGCAAATTTAAATAACGCTTTAGATGATATTCAGTCAACCAACAGCGGGACATCTGAACCAACAACAAAAGTTGCAGGCAAATTATGGATTGATACGACTAATAATTTAATCAAGATTAGAAATACAGCTAATAACGGTTGGGTCACTCTTGGTTCTAGTAATACGGCCAATATGGGTTTTGCGACGCTTGCTTCTCCTGCCTTTACAGGAACGGTTACAAGTGGTGGTGATATTGTTTGTAATTCTACGGGTCGTTTTAAATTACCTGTTGGTACAACGGCTCAACGCCCCGGCTCGCCTGCTACAGGTGACAGCCGATGGAATACAACCTTAAGTCAACAAGAAGTTTATAACGGTACAAGTTGGGAAAGGGTTGGTGGTGTTCCGGCTGGATCAATTTTTTGGTTTGGTTCTAGTACTGTTCCAACTGGCTATTTAGAATGTAATGGCGCGGCGGTTAGTAGAACAACTTATTCGCAATTATTTGATGCTCTTGGAACTGTGTTTGGAAGTGGTAATGGATCAAGTACTTTTAATGTTCCTGATTTAAGAGGTGAATTTGTAAGAGGATGGGATAACGGAAGAGGCGTTGATTCAGGCAGGGGGTTCGCTTCGGCTCAAAGCGATGAATTTAAAAATCATCAACATCAATTCGGCGGCGATGATCAATGCCAATCACAAGGCTCATATACAACTTTAGGGTCTTTTGCTTATGATGCATCCTCCACTGCTAGCGGCGGTGGAAAAAGGATGAGGACGAAAGATGATAGTACAAATGCAGGAGGAACAGAAGTTAGACCTAGAAATATTGCTTTAATGGCTGTCATTAAGTACTAAGCCTACGTAGACTATGTACAGGCAATCTGTTGTTTCTTTTGGTTTAAATTGTGGCAAATCGCAAAATCTCAGAATTTACTGCTTTAACTGCTCCCGATGGTTCGGACGTTTTAGCAATTATTGATCAAAGTGAGTCAGGCGCGGATAAGAATAAAAAGATTACTTATGCAAATCTATTAAGTAAAATTCCAGATGGAAGTGTTGCAACTCCAAGTGTAAGTTTTTTATCTGATCAAAATTCAGGAATTAGCGGCGGTTCAGATACTCTGATTTTAAGTACAGGTGGTGCTGCTGCAATATCTGTTGATAGTTCTCAGAATGTCACGTTAAGTGCAAATCTAACTGTTAACGGAACCACGACTACGATAAACACAACGAACCTAGATGTAGAGGATAAAAATATAACTTTAGCGAAGGTAAGTTCTCCTTCTGATACCATCGCCGATGGAGGTGGAATAACAATTAAGGGTAGTACAGATAAAACATTTAACTGGGTAAATTCGACAGATGCGTTTACAAGTAGTGAACATATTCATCTAGGAGATAATAAGAAGTTATTAGTCGGGAGTGGATCGGATCTAGTCATCTACCATAATGGAACAAGCTCATTCATAGATAACAATAATGGTTCGGTTTATATAAGAAATAATGTAGATAATTGGAATGCTGATCATATATTTATTGAAGCTAAATCAGGCGATAGTAGTATTAAATGTCTGGGTGAGGCAGATGTAGAACTCTATTACGACGGCAGTAAGAAGATTTACACGCAATCAAATGGAGCAAGAGTTGAAGGACGTTTATGGGTTAATGACTACATAGAT